ATATGTATAGAGCTGCCTATGAAAATACACAACAAGAGATTAGTTATCTTCAAAAAATTAATACTGAAGATGGAATATTAATTGACCAATTAAAAGAAAGCTATAATCTTTTAGATGAGCAGCATAAAGAGTTATTAAATGACATGAATAATGGATTAAATAAATATCAGAAATTATCAGAAGATTATACAATACTAGAGATAAAGAATAAGAATAAACTCAAAACAATACTTATTTTAACTGGTGTTATCGTAGTGGAAACTACAATATTGATATTGAGTAATTAGAAATAGATAACTTTATAAAAATTAAATTTTAAAAAAATGAAAACAAAATTTAAAGGAATTTTTACAACAAAGAGAATTACTTATGAGCAGCCTCAATGGCTTGATGTAAATGCAAGTAACATTAAAGGAACAATGTCATGGGATCCCACTAAACAAAGATGGGTATTTATTGATGAAGATGGAAATACATCTTATGTTTTATTTTCCGGAATAACAGATGCAAATGGTGTGGCCGGATCAGGAGTTGAGCTTGATGGTGTAACAATCAAAGATGGTTCTATTCTAAGTGCAGTATCTCCTGTACAAGGATTTCCAATATGGAATGGTATTGACCCTTCTGATTGGATTACATTTATTGAGGACTTTATCAGTGTTCCTCTTGATGATACTACAGGATTTCCTACTGGATGGGTAATTGTATCAGATGATGCAGGAACAACCGGTGATGAAGTTGATCAATTAGGTGGATGGTTGAGAGTAGCCTGTACAGGTACAGATAATGATGAAACCTATCTTTCAACACTTGGAGAATCGTTTATTTTTGCTACAGATAAAAAGTTTGTTCTCAAATGTAGGGTTCAACTTACTGAAGCTGCAACAGATGATGCAAACTGGGTTATTGGAGTTTCTGATACTGTAGGAGCAGACTTCTTACAGGATGATGGAGCAGGGCCAGCTGCCTCTTATGATGGTGCTGTTTTCTTCAAAGTTGATGGAACACTAAAAATTCAATTTGAAACTTCAAATGCAGCAGCTCAGGTAACTAATGCTACACTTGCTGATTTTGTAAGTGGAACTTCCTACAATCTTGCTTTTGTTTATGATTATGGTGATGGAGTTACAGGATCAATTACTCCTTATGTAAATGGTGTTGCCGGAACAGCTCATGCAATTACTATTGCAGGATTACAAGAAATGCATTTTGTTATGGGTGTAAAAGCAGGTGGAGCAAATGCTGAATCCTTCTTAGTTGACTATATTGCAATTGCCCAGGAGCGTAGATAGTAATGGCATTTTTAAGATTAAATAAAAGTGGTGATGTAATTGTTTCAGATGAGGGGATGCAGTTGCCCTGTGTTCAGAACTTGTTTAGAAAGGATAAAACAAAAACTAAATCTTATTTTGAAAAATCAAAGATTTACGTTTATCATGTTTTTACAAAAAAGCACGATCTAAATTTCCTGTCTTTTTCATCACGTACAGAGAGAGTACAAGAGCTATATCTTCCGAACTATGACATCAGTAAAATTGTTACTGATCCATTAGTCCAGGAAATAGTAAAAGAGTATAAGTTTCAACAATTCACTACAAATGAATTAGCCTACGAAGCTTTAAAAGAAGATTTTGTCAAACTCAAAAAATTCATTTCAAATATTCCTTATGAAATAGAGAAGGATATTACTGAAACAATAGTTGTTGAATTTCCTTATGATGGTAAAATAATTGAGCAAAGAATACCTATCAAGACAACCATAAAAGTTGATAATTCTGAAGCCAGGTATAAGGCAATGGCTCAATTAAAACAACTGCTTATACTTGAAAAGGATATTCGCAACTTAATTGAAGAAGAAGAGATTGACAAGAAAAAAAGAAAAATAGAAAGTATGATGGATCAAGGAATGTTCGTATGATATTTAAAGATACTAGAAGATTGTCACCGGTTATTTATGAAGGGGACTTACCACATGAGTATGATCCCTTTCATAAGAAACCAGATGAAATACCAACATCTGCTAAAGAAAGAACAGAGTTTCTGCTGGATAATAAATTATTCCCGGATATTCTTTGGTGGAGAAAACAATATGATAGGTGTATAAATGGATACACTATTGATGATGGTATTGATAAAGGTGGCGATGCAATTAGAGATGGTATAGAATGTCTTTGGAAGGGAGATAGTTGTTATTTTAATGATTATGATATCTGGCTTCATGAAAAAAGGCTTTATATATCAGGAAGATATTATTTCTATTTAAACTTCTGGCCGATTTATGGATTGGAATGGGGTGGGAAAGTTAAGAAGATAATCAAACCAAGATTCCTTGATATGGACTTTTTGTTTGATATGAGAATGAGAAATATGTACCGATATGAATTAGATAACCAGGAAACCAAGGGTAGACAATTAGGTTATTCTGAAAAACTTGCTGGTATGTATATGGGTTGGAATTATACATTTATTCCGGCCTCTGTTAATCTTATTGTAGCAGGATTACAAGAGGATGCTGATCACACTATGGAAAATGTAGTCAGGGGATTAGATGCTCTTATTAATACTCAATTTTACAAACAGAGGATAAGAGGTGGTAATAGTTCCTCCAAGATACAGGCAAAGGATGATTCTCAGGTACGATCTCAAACTGCAAAGGATAAACCTCAGACCCTATCAAGATATGCTCCTACAGCTGTTCTATATGAAGAGGTTGGTAAGGGTAAAAAAGGTTGGTCGTTGGAAGTAGAGGGATATGTAAGACCTTCATTATATGCTGAAGGTAAAAAGACTGGATGGCAAGTTTGGATTGGTACCGGTGGTAAGGGAATGGAAGAAGGTGTATATGATCTTGAAAAGCGTTATTTTGATCCTGACAAACATAACATTCTCAAATTCCCAAGGAGGCATACTAAAGAAAAACAATATGAAACTAGTATGGTTGGTGCCATGACTCCTAAGTGGATGTTTCAGGTTGTTGATATTGATGGTAATAGTTCCCGGGAAAAAGGAATAGCCAAACTTGAAAAAGCTGCGGAAGGATTAAGAGATGAGGCTCTTTATAATTATTGGACACAGCACCCTATTTATGATGATAGTATTTTTATGACAAGTACATCAGGATATTTTGGAAAAGATATCATACTTGCCTTAAATATGAGAAAAATTCAAATCAGGAATAATAGGGAATTACAGATAGTTAAGAGAGGAAGATTAAAGCCAAAAAACCCAAAGAAACCATTTGAAGGAGTAGAATTTGTTCACGATGAAGATAACTGGTGGATCTCAATTATTGAAGAACCGGAAAAAGATTCCCAGGGAAATGTTTTCGTAAATCTTTATAAAGCCGGTACAGATAGCTATGATCAGGATGAAGCTGAAACATCAGCATCAGAAGGAGCTTTTATTGTAGAAAAGATGTTTAGGCAAGGTCAACAATCTGCTTTCTACAATCAAACAGTAGCTATGATAAAGGAAAGACCAAAAACATCAGAAGGTGGAGCTGAATTGTTCTTTTATCATACAGTACTTGCTTGTATTTATTACAGGGCACAGAATAATATTGAACACTCAAAGATTAGGATTTTTGATTATTATATTAAAAACGGATTTGAAGTTTTATTAAAAGAAAGACCTGAAATGGCATTTGCCGGAATGATTAAAAAGTCACAAGTTTCCAATAAATATGGAACAGACGGATCATTAAAAATACCAGGACTTTCTATTTTGAAAAACAGGCTTACTCCTGAATATATTCAAAGAATGTATTTTATAGAACAGATTGATGCATTATCACGTTTTAAGTTAAAGACAAGTAGTGGTGGTGCATATAACTGTGACATTACAATGGCAACAATGGAAGCTGCTATAATTGCAAAAGACGAAGAGGCAATGGTTGTTGTCAGTTCAGCAGAAAAAAAGAGAGATACTTATATCGTTTTTGAAAACGTAAATGGGAGATTAGTTCAAAAAGTAATTAAACGCTAAGCATAATGAGCACAAAACCAAACGTACTGGTATCAGAAAAGGAGAAAACAAGTGAGTGGATCAAGGATATGATCATGAGTTACTCCAAAGATTATGGGTTATCAACTAATGTTATGAAAAAAGATATTATTTGTTTTAACTACTATAATAACATTTCTGATCCAGAAGATTTTAGCTACCTTACAAAAGTAGGTAAGCGAACACTACCAGCAAAGCTGAATTTCATTCCTTTACAAAGGCCAATAATTGACACTTTAATATCTGAATATACATTAAGAGCTTTTGTCTTTTCATGTTTTCTTGATGATGAGGATTCTATTAAGGAGAAAAACTATAACAAAGCAAAGGTATTCTTTGAAAAATTGAATGCAATTCTTAAGGGGAATATGTATTCAAATAATGAAAGAATGATGGCAATGAGATCAAAGATTCAGGAATTAACTGATTTTGTTCAAAAAGAGCCAGAGTCCCAAGATGAGGCAATAAAACAACAGCAAGTGAGAGATCAGTTACCCCAGATAAGGGTACAGTTAAACACTGCCATGGACTTAATGCAAGGATCTAATGAAAAGATCAATGAGCAAATTGAAGAACTTACAAGGAATTTGAACTATAAGTACAAGGATATCAAAGAGATTGTTGCTTATAAGTTACTCCGGAAGTACTATAATCTTTATAATATAAAAGCCAAAGGAACTGAGAATTTCAGAAACAATCTTATTACCGGTAAGCAGTATTATTACGTTGATTATATTCCGGGAAGCAAAGACCCGATATTTGAAAATGTTGATGTCTTGGAAATTTTATATCCATCGGTTGACAATGTAGACTGGATACAGGATTTACCATGGGTAAAAAGAACTGTCCATATGTCTTATGAGGACCTGGTTGTTCAATTTGGTGATGAGTTTGTCAAAAAGTACAGCAGAGAAGAACTTGAAGCTCTTGAAGATAGCACATCTTCAGCATCTACAGGATCATTTCTTTCTACACCTGAAGGTGCAATGTATACAGATCAGCCTTATGCTGGTAATAATACTTCTAGTGGTATTAAGGTAGAATACATTTGGTATAAATCTCCTGTCAAAATAAACATTAAATTATCTGAAAATAAATATACCGGTGATTATTTCCGGAAGTTTCTTGATAAGTATAAAGAGGTAATTGATCAAAAAGATTATTACTATACCAATAATCAGTATGTAAATAAATCCAATAATAAAATTGTTAAGAATTCTTCTGATGTTGAGGTTTATGATTCCAGAAAAGGTCAAAAAGTAAAAACAAAATATTCAACAGACCTTTATATGGGAGTTGTTATTGGTGGAGAGTATGTTGTAAGAGAATGCAAATCACCAGTTGTTATTCGGGATCCACAAGACTATTCTAAAATCAATCTCCCTATATTTGGAAGAAGCTTTAATAAGGTAACTAAAAGACCTTATTCATTAGTTTGGTCAACAAAAGGATTACAAGATCTTTATAACATTGTTTATTACCACAGAGAGCTCATGCTTAACCTGGCCGGAACAAAAACAATTATATTTGACAGGGCCCAGAAACCATCTACCCTTAATGATACTGAATGGGAAGAGCAAAAGAAATTAGGCACAATCAATATCCAAACAACTACTCCGGAAGGAAGTCCAATCAGGACAAACTTCAATCAATGGAGTATGCATGATCTATCTGTTTCTCCTGCTATTCAATATTTGGAAAATATGTTATTGGGGATTAAAGAAACTATGGGTGAGATTATTGGTGTACCAAGATCAAGAATGGGTAATGTTGTAAATGCTGATCAGGTAGGTACAATGGAGCGTTCACTGGAAAGGTCCATGGTAATAACCGAAATACTTTTCTATGAATCTGATGAAGTACTTGCCAGGGCAATGTCTCAATTATTAAATATTGCCATTAAGTATGTTTACAAAGATGGTGGTATATTCCAGTATATCAATAATGATTTGATGAATGAGGTTGTTACGATCAACAAAGATATGTTCAAAGGAGAATTCTTTTCTGTTTATGCTCTCAATAATAATGAAGAGGCTACTGCAATAACAGAAATGAAAGAATTACTTATGGTTGGATATAAGTCTGGCAATATTCCTTATTCAGATATGGTGGCAATGTTCCCGGCTGAAAGTTCAATTGAGTTAAAAAACAAAATTGAATATTTTTCTAAAAAGGCACAAAGACTTCAACAAGAAGCAGCAGAAGCTGATAAGGCCCATGAAAAAGATTTACAAGAACAGGCAATAAGATTTCAGCAAGAGTTTGATGCTTTCTGGAAGAAAGAAGAGCTTGCATTAGAAAAAGCTAAATTACAAGCTGATGAAGAAAGAGAAGCTGCTAAAATCAAAATACTTGAACAGAAGAATATTATTGAAGCTAATAAAGTACAAATAGATAAGTACCTGAAGTTAATTGAACTTGCCAATGAAAAAGATTCAGAGGACAAAGCTGTAGGTGCAAATTTATATAGAGCAAATTTGAACGCTAAACTTTCAATGATGGATTCTCAATTAAATTATTTAATTAACCTTGAAAGAGATTCAACAAATGAAAGGATACAAACAAAAAAAGCAGAAGTTGATAAGATTAAAGCTAAGAAAATGGTTAGAGAGCATGTCTCAGATAAATAGAGGCTTTTATAGCAATGATCTCCTTAAGTTTGATTAAAGATATTAACAATAGAAGATCGTTGCTTAGAAAAGCTTACTTGCAATCTGAATTAAATTAATATATTTTTGTAGAACTAAATTTTTAGAAAGATGATTAAGAATCAGAAAACAGTAAAAGAGTATCTAAACAGAAAAATGTTTGATACAGGCATTGGTAATGCTGAAGAAGGTGGTGGAGGTGGAGATCCCAAAGAACCAGCTTTTGACTCAGCTAAATTTAGAGGTGAACCATCACCTGAACCAAAGGAACCTGCAGAACCAGTTGATCCAAATGAACCGGTTGATCCTAAAGAACCTGTAGATCCTAAAGAGCCAGCAGAACCAAAAGAGCCTAAAGAACCTAAAGAACCTGTTGACAGTATTGATGGTTATTGGAATACTTTAAAAACCACGTTGGGTGATCAGTATGAAGTACCGGAACCAATCAAAACAGGTAAGACCAAAGATGGGAAAGAACTTACAGACCAGGAAAAGCTTAGTTTACTTGGAAGTGAGTTAATAAGACATTCAAAACTTTCCCAAAACGATGAAGTAAATGGCGTAATAAAACATCTTATTGCTGCATCTGCCACAGATGAAAACTTCTCTCTATCAAATTACATGAAAGAATATAATGAACAATTTATTGACATTTCAAATATGAGTGTTGATGATAAATTGTATTATTCTCTTAAAAATGAATTTGGTAAAAAAGGAGAGGATGATAATACCGGAATGACTGATGAGGAAATTCGTGAAGAGATTGATAAAATGTCTAATCTTGAAAAACGTAGAGAAGCGAGAAGAATAGATCAGCAACAAGCCCAATTACTTAATGAACAAACTGAACAGTACAAAGTACAATATAATTCACAAGTAGAAGAGTCTCTTAAGCAGTGGCAACCACAAGAAACTCAGTTTTTGGAAAATTTTCTTAATAATGTAAAGACAAGTCCCAGTATTGAGGGATTTGATTTAAGCGATGCTGACAAAGAACAATTTATTAAGGACTTACCAGATTTCTACAAAACAAATGTTGTCACTGATCCTTCTGGTTTTAAACAATTACAAAGTGGAGTTAATGATGTTCTAAGTGAAATAATGTCTGATCAAGAATTAGCTATTAGACTTACTCCTTTTTTGTGGATGGTTAAAAACAATAAATTGAAAGGATACACATCAAAAATAAAAGAAGATACTAAGAAAAAGATTGAAGATAAACTTAATCCCGATCCTAACTATTCAAAACAAAGTTCCTTTGGAACCGATCAATTTGATTCAGAAAAATTTAGGAAAGGGAGATAACCCTTACTAATATAAAATTATTATGAGATTAAAATTAGGGCCTACTGAAACTGTAGCACAGGAAAGTATTTCTAGTAGGTTATTGATTGATCAGGGAATTATAGATCCTGATTTCTTTCCAACTGTTATGTCAATTTATCCAGAGTTAACTCCATTAATGGCGTTACTTGACTTTAAAGGATTCAAAACTAAAGGAGTTGCTCAAAATGTTGGTTTAATGGAAGGTAGCAAGTATCGTGCTGTATCATCTAACCACATTCAATTCCGTATTGCTAACAGTGATGTTAGGCGTGAACACTTCTCAGCCAATGCAGATGGTAAAACATTTGTAGACAGTGCTTCTTCTTCTTATCCTGGTCAGTATGGCCGTATGTTCTATATCTATCTGGATTCAAACTGGATTGGTATGAATGATGTTGCCCTGCTTGCTGATGGTGTAACCCAATTATTCTTTGTTTCTGATGGAGAATGGGTAACCGGTGGTGTATGGGAATACAAAGTAAAAGTTGATGGATCCGTACATGAAGAGTATGTTGATCCACGGCTTATGGTAGAAGGTGATGAAATTCAACTTGCTACTACCAAATTCCCTCATGACTTCTCAGTTGGAGGTAATGAACGTCATACTTTTGGTGGATTTGGTGATGCTTACTTGACTCTGCAAAGGTTTAAGTACAGCTGGTCAGGTACAGCAAAAGCAATGGACTCTAAACGTAAAGTTGAAGGTCGTTGGGTACAGTCAGGTGGAGATAAATCCAATATGGCTTTCTTACCAACAGCTCATGAAGAAATGATGAAGTGGGCCGGTAAAGCACTTGAATTCCAAATTCTGGAAGGTAAAGGAACTGTTAATCGTGATGATAAAAAAGTCAAATTAACAGATGCTAAAAACCAGGAGATCCTTTCTGGTGATGGAGTAATGTATGCCGGTGATGGACCAATTGAATTTCCTTTGAATGATGGTTGGACTCCAAAATCAATTGATGCTCTGCTTACAGATATCAATATGTATATCCGTCCTGATGAAATGGGACAAAGAGAGATTGCTTTCTTTATGCATCCAAAATCTTATTTGTCATTCCAAAGAGCTGCCAGGGAAATGGGAGTAACCATTGACTCTAACATTGTTGGAGAAGGTGGAGAAAAAATCATCAATAACACTTATGCAGGTTATGAGTTTGGTGGATTAAGAATGCTTGTTCATTCTTCCAGTGCTTATGATGGTCGTCCCGGAAAACTTCTGAAAGATGGTACTCGTTCTAATGAATGGGATGCTATTGGTATTCCTTTGGGATTAACTTCCGGTGGAGCAAGGGGTATTGAACTTGTACAACTTCGTCCTATGCAACAAGGTATGGTGGCCGGTATTGATTCAGGATTTGATTCCATTGCTACTGAAATAGATGGTAGTTCTCACCACGTTCTTTTACAGAACGGTGTAATATCACAAACTCAGGTTGTTAAAGTAGGTCGTAACTGGGCTACAAACTTAGCATAAGGGTTTGTTTTTTAATTTTTAAATTTTAATACTAAGATGAATACACAGACACAAGATTTAGCAAATAAGGTTCATGTCGTTTTTATGACAAAACCTACTAAGAAACATCCATTCACTATTCCAATAACCAAGTTAAGGGACAGGGTATTTATTACCGGCCAGGATTTGAGTTATAAGAAAATGATTGGAGAAGTAGATTTAACAAAAGAAGAAGAAGCCAAATATCCTGTAGTAATTGATCCTACAGAACATTATAAGGTTATTCATATGCAACCTCTATATCGTAATAATGATTATGATAAGGCAATAATTGATTTATTATTGCTTTCCGGTAGAATTGCAGAGTCTAAAGCCAAGTATGATGAAAAACCTGTAGAGTATGTTGGCTATCTTAAAGATGAACTCGCAGAGTCCAATGCTTTTATCGCAATTGAAGATGAACGCTATGAAGCTGAAACAGCTGTACGTGAATCAACAATTGATGATTATAAGAAAATCGCTCTGATCGTTAATTACAGAATGGGTAAAAGTATTGATGTTCTCAATATGCCTGATCAGTATGTTAAAGGAGAGTTAATCAAAGCAGCTAAAGAGAATCCTAAAGCGGTAAAAATGTGTTTCCCAAAATGGAATCCTGCTGTAGCTGAGGATATTTATATTCTTCAATTAATAAGACATAATATTTTAACCAGACAACCAAATGGAGATATCTATGATGGTGAAGAGTTTATTGGAGTAGGAATTGATGCTGTAGGAAAATTCATGAAAATGAGTTCTAAAAGCCACTACCTCAACAAATGGAAAACCTTATTGGATAGGAAGCTGGGCTTAGTAAGTCAAAAGGTAGCTGAACAAGCAATTGATGGGTACAACAAGAATGACAGGCAGACTGAGTTTGATAATTTATTGAGTAAAGTAAAAGTTGCAATTGTAGATGAAAATCTATCTGCAGCTGAATACCATCTTGATAGGTTAACAACTGAGTTTGCTGATCTTCTTGAAATGGACGTTGAAGTGTCTCTCAATCAAAAGGTGGATGATCTAAAGCTTAAAAAAGTGGAAGATAAAACCCTGGCTGAGAAAAAGAAGTTCAGAGAATCTCTTGAAATACTAGACCTTAATGCTATTCAATCAAAGATAACCCATGGGAAAACTCCGTTCAAAAAAGAAGAATGTGAGAGTTTTTGGGAAGATAAGATGAAGTTAATAGAGTATATGGTAACTATTAAATTTTCTGAATAATGTTTAACACTGTAGAAGATATTTACCAGTCCTTTTTGGATGGTATTAGAATGGTAAAGCAAAGCGTTGTAAAGCGTGACAAGTTTACTAGAATCTGGAATGAATGGGCCTTAAATCAATGGGTCAAAGATAATCTATCTATTAGAGAGGGTTTTGAGTATTCTGACAAGCAGATTGATGATTTGCAATCATTGATAGTTTCTACAGATGGGATCTACAATTATAATGGAACTGTATTATATCCAATTGCACCGGTAAGTGGAAAGACTCATGTTTTTCCCTTGCCGACATTGGGTGTAGCTCTTACTATTGTAGGTGATGTAACTGGAACAATTGTGTTTCCAAAGTTAAAATCATTGAAAAAAGTATGGGTTTATAATGGTTCTGAATGGATTGAATGTAGTCCCCTAAAAGCAATTTCAGAAGGTTTTACAAAGAAATCTTATTATACCGGACCTAATGCGACTAGAGTTTATTATAAGGTAATGAATAATACTGTACTTATTGAAAATAATGATTCATTTGATCCTACTTCAATTAAATACGAGTATCTTCGTTATCCAAATACAATGGTTTACAATAGCTCCGGTAATGATATAACATATACATTAGATTTAGGTCAAGATCAACTTGAAGAAATAAGAGATATGGCTGTAAAGCTATATTTAGAAAGAGTTTCAGATCAAAGATACAAGTCCTTTTTTCAAGAGGATTTAGTAAAGAACATTTCCCAAATATAAAATTTAAAAAATTATGAGACGCTTAAAACATCCAAATAATGTTTTGCATTTCCCTACTCTTTCTCACGTAGATGTAGGTCTTTATTACGATGCTAATTTAGCAAAAGCAATTCTTTCTTTTAAGAAAGATGGTATTAATCTTCCTGGTGGCGATTCTACTTTGACAGCAGCTTCAGGCACACTTGCTTCTGGACTTAAAGTAGCCGTTGCCTATACAGATGATGGAATATTTAAAAGTAAATTACTTACTTTAAATGCCCCAGCAAAAGCTGAAGATATTTATTATAATTATGGTTTGACTATCCAGACCAATGTAAAATTACCAGGCGTAAGAACTCGTCATGATGGTAGGTTTGAAAAAACTTATGGCGGTACCTTAGATGTTGTTGAAACATCCGGAGGATATGTAACTGATGCTTACAAACTTGAAATGGAAGATAACATCCTTGATTATATTACCAATGATGTTGCAACCCATAGCCAGGAAACAGATCCAAGAGTAACTTTTGCAGGATCTATCGTTCAAGCTTTCAGGGTTTATAAAGTTGCAACTGCTCAGGCTGATTTATCAGGAACCAATGTTGTTTGTACTTATACTCCTTCTGATGGTGGATCTGATGTAACAGTAACACTTGATCAGGCTACAGCTATACTCAATGTAGATGCTGCTAATACTGATCTTGCTTCTGAACCAGTTATTGTTGTTGCAGGTGGAGCAAGTACTTATTATTTCATTGGAACAACAGCTGGTGATAAGTGGTATTTATCAACTGCTACTTCAACTTATTCCGGAACAACTACTCGTCATATTGCTCTTGTAGCAAAGAATGAAGAGGTTCAGTTTGATGTTGAGTATATGGCAGGTCAATGGACTCAGCAAAATTATGGCTGGCAACGATTGACTTATGTTGATAGTGGTAATACCTCATGGGTTGTTAATGGTACTGCTGAAACAATTGCTACTGGTGCCAATGCTGCTGCTTTTGTAGCTAATATTGTTGCGGGAACAGCCGGTGCTGCTGGATATGTTTATGCAAGTAAACAGTTAAATGCTTCTACTACTGTAGATGTATTGTTCCTTGAAGATGCTTATGATTATTACATCAAGCCAAATGACACTTACTTTACTTCTGTAAATACTACAAACTACCAAATGTCTAGTACAACAGGTAGATATCCTTCGCTTACTTCTGATGAAGTATTCCGGGTAGTGTTTAACAAGAAAGATGGAGGAAGGTTATCAGCAATGATGAGACTTGATCAGCCTGCAGCTAATACTACTTATGCCAAATATTCAATCAAATGCAATTTTGATATTTATGGTGAGCCTTTAGCTTCGGAAGACAGTACTTATGTGAATGAAGTACACATTTATATGCCTAAAACAGTGGCCCAGACTGATTACTTTGATGCTTCAGATCTGTATACTGATTATGGAGATACACCTACACCTGATACTACTTTTGAAGAGTTGATAGGTTTCTGGTGTGATTTGGCCGTTACTTCATGGTAGTTTATTTTTTTTGTATGTAATGGGAAAAGGGGACTTCGGTCCCCTACATCCCTTTAAAATAAAAATATGAAAACACTCAATCAATACGCAGAATCTATTATGATAGCTCTTAAGCAAGTAACTGACGAAAGTTATTTGTCCGGAAAAGAAGAGTGGATAAAAGATAAAATTAAAGATGTTAGGAATACACTTGCAAGAGAAGAGTTTTCAAACAATAAATATATTGATCCTAAGTATTATACTAAGCTTGATCTTTTAGTTGAGTGTGATGTTAAAACTGTTACTGTTGGAAAAACTACAATTACAAGCAATGTAAAACTGGCAAGGATTGAATTGCCACCACTTATAAGTAGAGTTGGAGAACCGGTAACTTATATTGGAGATGATAATATACTTACTCCCGGATTTTATATTACAAGTTTATCAGGTCTAAATTCAAGTGATGCTGCTCAATTTGTCTCCATGAAGCCATTAGCTGCCCGTGTAGGACCGTATGTATATTTAAAGAATATGCCAGCTGGAATGACAAATGCAACTGTTATAGCGGCTCTAAATGATCCAACTGATGATCCTAATTATTCAGATGATGATCCTTTTCCGGTAGCTTCTGAATACAAATTAGAATTACTTGTTAAGCAAGATATTTTAGCTGGATGGAATATTCCACTTGATGTTTTGCATAATGAAAATGATGATTCTATTCCTAATTCTAAAAACATGACAAATGCCAGCAGGGATAACAAGTGATGGTAAAACCTTTTTTACCGCAATAGCATATCTTGAAATTAAAGGGGAAAACGATATTTCAATATTCTATTTTCAGAACAGGTGGCAGTATGTTTATACTGATACCAAATGGATGTATATTCAATCTGATGATATAGATGGCCTGGTTCCTAATGGACTTAATTATGTGAATTGCTTACATTATAAAGTTGAAGGAACTGATGGAGAAGATTATTGTTGGGTTCCTTCAATATATACCTCAATAGAAGAGTTACGGCCTATAGAAGAACAGGATTGGAGAGCATGGCAAGAAAATGTTATTTCTGATCAACCAAAAGATCATATTAAAACCTATAAAAACTTAACTGGTATTGATCTTGAAAAAAGAAGAATACCTGGTCATAATGGTTATGAGTTTTATAAAAAAGCTTTAACTGAACGATACAAAAACAATGGAAAACAATATGGAGAAACAATTCCAAAATAGATTTAATAAGATTAAGGATTTTGTCTTTAATTATCCTGATGGATATAATATTACATCATGGGAAAAGCTATTTGGAGATTGGCTAGTGAAAGCAAGGAAAGGCTACTTAAAAGCAAGGTCAAGAAGTAGCATTGCAGAAATGTTCATAGGAAGAGTTGTGAAATCATTTAACAAATTACTGTTAGATGATATTTTGTTTAATCATGTTATCTTTTCTTTTCCTTTTGAAAAGATGTATATGTTTATTGCACAAAAGCCAGAGAAATCAAAAACTAAAAAAGTTTATTTAAGCACTGGTATGTATAATGTCGGTGTTTACATTTATTTTTTACCCAGCGTTAGAAAAAGAGTAGAGTTTAAATATATATACCCCATTGGTATTTACAGGAGTGAAATTAACAAAGCGTTAAAGCAAGGCCATAAATACCCCAGATATGAAGATGTTATTGCCTTTATAAATAAAAACGTATATGATTAGTTCAGTATATTTTACTTCTCCCGAAATCATTCAAAATAAGTTAGTAAGGAGATACCGCAAAATAAAAGAGTTTCATATTGATGATATTGTTGAATGGTGTGGTGATGTTGAAACAAACTATATCAATGACGTGGATCTTATGGTCAGGTTTAAGAATGTTCCCCTAACAGTTACAAATGGCAATGTATTACTCCCTTGTAATATTCATAGGATAATTGATGTTTATACAGAAGGAGATAGGATAATTGACTTTAAGCTTAATTCATCCGGAGCCTACATGACTGATTTAAAATACCATGACAGCTTTGATTCAGAGTTTGATGAAACAACAATTTATCTTAACTATGTTGGTATTCCCGTAGATCCTGAAACAGGATATGTTTTAATAGCAAAAGGACATGAAATTGCTTGTGAAACTTTTTGCTTAATGAGGGCATTTGAGGAAGATGTTGCCATGGGTAAATTTAATATGAACTTTTGGGCCAGGTGGGAAGCACAGTTTCCTGGTCAGATCATAAATGCTTTGTCAAATCCATTCAGGCATAAAACACAGCAACACTTAAAAGATCTTGAAACAATTCGTTTTAATGCTTTGCCAAGGATAGGAAAGGTTGAACTTTCTCATGAAATGTTTGATGATAATGGAGTTATAGTAATACCAGAAATACAAGAATAATGGATACTGTAAACAGATTTTCAGGACCGGTAGTTAGTGATGTTGATTATGCTGATGTCAAGCCTAATCAATTATCTTTTCCTTCTTTAAATATAAGAATTTATAATAAAGCTGGGCAGGGTTTTATTGCTACTAATGTACCAGGAAACAAATATGATGAATCATCAAGTGTTGGTTTTAAATTATCTGAAGGTTATGTTGGAGTTGGTGGAGCAGAACATAATGGGATTGCTTATATCCTATCATGGAATGAGGAAGATCAAACAGGTGAAATAGGTGTATTCCCATCTCCAAAACAAGTATCTTATGATGAATTTGGAATTGTCTCATTAAATACCTCTCTCAGTGGCTTTGAGAGAACGTATAAGGCGTTATCTAATTTTACAGGTGCCGGAGGTAGCAGAAGAATACTTCGCTCTACACAGCTTGATTTTAATCTATATAGCCAGGATGTTATTATTAAACCTTCATACGATGATTCAGTAGATCTTTATATCTGTAATGGGAGAACTCCAAACATTGTTATTAATTCTGGATTTGACTCTGATGGTATTATAACTGAAAGAAGAATTGAAGAAGATCAGTTTAATAGCACAGTAAGGCAAATATTATCAGTAAATAAAATGGTAACTATGGAGTTAAATGACATTAGGGATAATGGTATTTTTACTCCCGGGAATTACTTTGTTTATGTTAAATTTCTTGATGAAAATTATAATTCTACAAAATTCTTTACTTCAATTGGCCCAATCTGTATTAATGCAGGAAATGATATGTATGATTCAGAGGGATTACAAGAAAGGGATTTCCTTCAAGATTTGACAAACTATACTGATAAGTCAATTCAGTTAAAGATTGATCCGGCCAGTATTGATGATACTTATACTTATATGAAGTTTTATGTTATCCGTTACTCTGCTTATCAGGAAAACGGAATAGCAACCACTGATATATATGGTATTAATAAAGAATTTCTGATTGAAAGTGTAATAGGAGATAATGGACTTGTTGAGATTACAGGAGCTGAAGATACTATTGTGGCAACTTATGATGAGATTCTCGCAGTAAGTTCTATTTATAATATTTCAAATGCACATGATATTATCAATAAAAGATACCTTGGTGTTAACTGGAAGAGTGAAGTAAATTTTACAAAGGAAAAAAGTGATGCTTTTGCTGCTTTTGCACAATTAATAGATACTTCGTTTAATTGTACTTCTACAATAGGTGATTATGATTTTGCGTTAGGAAATTGGAGTCCTTTTGGGTATAAAGTTCCGGAAAGGGTAACTACTAATCTTGGTTATTTTGATGGAGAGATATATCCTTTTGCTATAAGATTTGTTTTTAAAGGTGGTGCTGAAACAGATCCTTATCCTATTAAGTCAAAAGACCTTTTGGAAGGTGTTGTTCCTTCTGCAGAAACATTAAAAAAAGGATTGATTAGATTTCCCAACGAAAAACAAGTAATAGGTTCCGGAGCCCCAGATCAATTTGATCAAAGTTATATTTTAAAAGCTTATTTTGATATTGCAAGTGCAATGGCTTATGCCAATGGGAATAGTTTATTTGATGAAGTACTCGGGTTTTATTTTGTAAGAGGTGAAAAGCTTGACAATCTTGTTGCACAGGGAGTGATGTTTAATGTTTATGATAAGATATCTGGGACACAGGGAACACTTTATTTTGATGGGGGAGATGGTGGAGAGCCTGGTGATGCCAAGATGATTCCTATGCCGAGGAAAACATTTCCTTATGCAAACAGATTTCTTGATGGCAGTACTGTTAAAAGAACTTACTTTTCCCAAACAACTGAATACTCTCCTGTAAAGAGAACAGACCATTTTGCTGTCTATTCTTCAGATGCTTTCTTCTCTAATCTAAAAGTACAGGAAGGAATAGATCATTATATGAAAGTGATTTATACAATATCTGATACACAAGATTATTTTAAAAGCAGTGGTTACAGTCCTTTATTGTATTTTTCTGTACAAAAGAAGTCACATACCTATGCAAATTATCCTAATTCTTATAGGGTAAAAGCTTTTAATATAGGCCAGGGAATTTCTAATTCAGCAAGTGGATTTGTTACAGCATTACTTGATGGAGAAACAAACACTAATGACAAAAAAGGATTTAGTACAAAAGCTGATGCAGCTGATGAGACTTATACTTATAACAGAAGTGTATTTTCTCCTAAATATATTGGAATAAAATTAGAGGATGGAGCAACAATTGATTTGCCTGATGGGAATTATGCAATTGTTAATATCTATAAGCAAGAAAATGATAGTGATCTTTTTGAAAGCAAAGCTCAAAGTTTTGATCCTACTGTAACTTCTTATTCAAGAATTTCACAGGCATTAGAAATGACTACTGCTTTAGATGATTTAATACTCTCTGGTGGAGATAACTTCAAACAAAGGGTTTATTTCCGGCAAATGAGATATTTTGGATTTGATGGTGATGCTGACCATATATCTGACAATAATGTTAATTATAAGCATGGCTGTCTTTTTGGATTTATGATGTCATCTAAGTTGAATTCAGCAATGAGGAATACTGTTGACTATAAAGATTCATCTGATACAACAAGAACATATCGTTATTATCCTGAAATACTTCAAGATGGAGAAGGTGCTGATCAATGGGTTTTGGATAGTGAAAATGAAGAAGATGCAGTAGAGGCTTTTCAAATTAATGATGGCTACAATATTACGTTAAATCCAAGAGTTGCATTAGGAGTAGATAGTAATAAAAATATCCTAGATCCATTTAAAAAGAATAGAGGATACTATACAAATCCATTAATTTCCGGAAGCATTACAGATCAGTTTCGTGAGTTTTCCAGTTCTAATTATCGTGATTTCTTAGTAGAAGATAGTCCAATTTTAAGAGTTATTGAATATAAGGGAAGAGTAATCTGTATTACGAGAAATAAAATATTCCAAGTTTATGTAGATGATAGGCTTGTACAAAGTAATGCATCAGGAGATAATGTTATTGCCAATGCATCTACATTTTTAAGTGAGAATGTTAATATACTGGCCGACTATGGTTGTCAACATAAAACAGCAGTTGTTCTTACTGACAATGCTATTTATGGTTGGGACTATATCAGAAATATCATTTGGAGAATTATTTTAAAAACATCACAAACTCCCGGAAGATATTTCTTACAAGCAGAAGATCTTACAATGACTAAGTTTTACCAGAAAGAAGTTATTGATGCTAAAGACAGTTCACAGTTTACTGATATTGTTTCAGAGCCTGATGATGATGTTTTAGGAGGGGATGGAATTGTGTTGGGTTACAATAAAAAATATGAGGAAGTATATTTTACTTTACTTAGGCGTGAAGGTGGTGTACGTTATGATAGAACCTTTATCTATTCAGAAGTGATTGATGGGTTCGTTCCGGAGAGATCGGTCAATACGCCCTTTTATTTAAAGCTGGGTGATGGGTTATATACTGAAAAGCCTGAAGTAGATCGCGGAGTGTTATCCGGGACCAGGTATTTCTATAAAGAAGATGAAGGAGAAAGGCAAACATTTTATGATGAAATAAAAGCTGCTAAATTATCTTTCATTGTCAATGGAAATTCAGACCAGCAAAATACTTCAATGATTGTAAAAATACTTGAATCATTAAGGATTGAAATGCCAAATATTAAGTTGACCTCTATTCGTTATGAAACAGCATACCAGGTATCAGTCTATGATTTTGACACTACAGATATTGCTGATATGCCAGAATATTTTAAACATGATTGGTTGGTTCCGGTATCAGTTCAAACAAGTTCAGATGAAGAACAATATGAAACAGATAGTGAGATTGAAGGAAAGTGGGTGAAAGTAACACTAATCTATGAACCTGAATCATCAGCAGAAGAGATCTATATTAAGAAAGTAATTAGTTCATTTACACCAATATTATAAGTTATGGGATTTCCATTTATGTTAGCTTTTGGAGCTGCATCAGCAGCTGGTAAAATAGCAAACTCCATCTGGGGTGAAAAAGAATTTACAAATTATAATCCAACAACTACTTTCCTGGGTGATTATAAAAGAGCAGGATCAATATCCGGAGTTCAGGGAGGATTTGAGTTTGACCCTAACAGTTTTATTGATACTAAGAGGACAACTTTTGGTAAAGTTATGGATATAGCATTACCAACTCTTGATACTGGTATGGCAATAGCAGGAGCAGGAGGTTTTGAAAAAAAGGCTAAGGCAGGTATTTATATTAAACCTGAGAATAGAGGTAAGTTTACAAAATACTGTGGTGGTAAGGTAACCAGTGAATGTATACAAAGGGGCTTAAAAAGCAAATCAGCTGCAGTAAGGAAAAGAGCTAACTTTGCCAGGAATGCAAGAAAGTGGAAGAAAGGAGAAAATGGATTATATGTTGGTAAAGATCCTGAATTTATTTTTAAAGATAAGTACAATACTCTATTATCTAAAGATGAAATGACAAAGTTTAAGAAATGGGCTTTAGAAGAAAGTAAACGTCAAGGGAGAGATATAATGATGGATATTGGAGCTTATGATGTTCAAGGATTTTGGAAAAGTGGAGAATGGAAAAATAAAGATAAAGGTGGTCATGGAACAGATAAATTTAAAAAACCAAATCATCCTACTTTTAGTAATGAATCTATGTATAGTGGAACAGATGGTTATGAAGGTGGTATATGGAGAGAAGATGGCGGTTTCATTCCTTCTGACTTTAGTAAAGAGCTTTATGATATGGAGTATTATAATAGACTTTTTGGGAGGGAACCAAATAGACCTGAGCATCTTTACTTTGAATATGGACAACCTGAATATGCTAAGGGCAAACCAAATATGAAAAGAGGTGGATTACTTCTTGATAAACCTGCTGATACTACAAACAAACCACAATCCGAATTTGATGGAAGATTAGAAGCAACAATATTATCTGCTTTACCATGGGGAGCAAAAGCTCTTATGAATAATCCTGCTGTACCTGAAATATTAGCTGGTTTTTATGGTTTGGGAAAAGGAATTGCACCGGCCAGTCTTATTAACCTACCAGGAGATATGTCACCTAATCAGGCTACTTATAAAAAGAATAAAGTAGCTTTAGAGAATATTGAAAGAGCTAAAAGCAAAGTAAGTCCTAAGCGTATTGATCCTGATTATCCAATGAACAGGATAGCAATAGAAACAGCAAATGAATTTTTTGGTAATCCTGATAACGATCTTATCATAGGCCCACAAAGTAAATTTCCTAAAAAAATGGAAGATGGTGGTTATGTAAACTCTATTAAAAAAATCAATGGCCCTTCTCATGAATCAGGTGGAGTAGATAAAGTATTAAATGGACAACCGGTAGAAGTTGAAGGTGGTGAGTATCAATTTAATTTTAAAGATGGAAGTAAAGCTATTTTCAACAAAGAACAGATGCAAATGTATAACTCGGGAGTACCAATCTCGGAAATAATTAAAACTATGCCTAAAAATAATGTGATTGCCAAATGTGGTATGAGAATCAAAAAGAAAGCCCAGAGTGGATTATACAAAGGTGGCCTCTATTATGATGAAGATAACCCTTATGGAGTCAATCTTGAAATTCCTACTTTAGGAAATTACCCTGGAAAAGAATTTAATTTTGGAATAAAATCAAATGAGATATCTTTTCCTAATGTACTAGATACTCCTATGGGAAGTGAGTTAGATTATCTTAAGACTGATAAAATAGGCTCTCCTGAAACAAAAGCTGTTAACTTTTTTGATCAATATAGAAAAAACCTAAAAAACTCTGCTTTAGCAGCAGGAGCATTAGGAATTGGTCAAGTAGGACAAACTGTAGCTGATATGATACGTAATAAAAGCGAAAGAGGTCCGGAACCTATTCCTACAATTGCACCCAGAATGATCAGTCCTAGATATGTTAGTGCTGAACCTGGTATTCGTTCTACAGATAGAGCATTTGGTACTGCACTTGAAATGAGCAAAATTACCGGAAGGCCAGAATATATTCCACAACTATTATCACAGAAGTTTGAAACTACTGAAAAGATTGTATCTGATGTTAATAGGGTTAATGTAGGAGAAAATGCAAGAGTTGATGCTATGAATGTTCAGACTGGATTAAGAACAGATGTTGCCAACAGGCAAATAATGAGAAATAATGAAATGGATAGAATACAGTTTGATATGATTAAATCTCAGGTACGTGGTGGAAATATAGACAATCTTTATAAAACACTTGCCGGTATAGTTAATGTCGGATCTCAATTTGGTCAGAATAAACTTTCAGCAGATATTATGGAATACTTAAAAGGATCACTAGCACCTATTGAATTTATGCAACTAATGAATAAATTAGGATTTAGTGAATAATGACAGCTATAGAAAAACTAGAAAACAGATTGAGATTATTAGAGTTAAGAGTTAAAACTGCAAAATGCAATAAACAAGTTGATATTTATTTAAAACAAGCTATTTTTGTAAAACAACAAATTAACAAATTAAAAAGTAAAAGAAAATGAGCAAAGAGCTATTAAATCAGACAGGAGACATAATGCAAAAAGTCGTAAAAGAAGAAATAGAAAAAGAATTAATTCCTTTTAGGATTTATCCTCATGTTTCACCTCCGGGTAAATTCATAGGTGAGTATTTACAGCCACCTCCATCTACAACATTAAAAATGCCAGCAGCATTTGATTATACAAAACGTACTGATCCTGATGATGCATTAAGGAAATATTATGTTGGTCCATTGTTAATGTTTGTTCATAAAGTAGGAGAACCAAAACAATTAAGAGAGTCTCTTGAAGGTGCTGGATTTGACGAAGGAGATATTGTAATACCACAGGGATTTCAGGATACTCATGTACTGGACAGAAAGCTTTATGCTACTGTAAGATTTGATAATGTTGTAGTTATTATTAAAAGAGGAACAGAAGATCATAAGAAAATACTTGAATTCAATAAAATTGAAATATAATGTTAAGGATTTCTCCACAGGCTAATCAATTAGTTTTGCCTAGCCCTCAACCTTTGTCAATGCTACTATCTGGATTAGGTGGTAGCTCTTCTCGTTCTGGTAGTCAAGGATCCGGAACTGATAAAAATTTGAAGATGAATCCGGGTGATGCTGCTACTTATTCAATGGCAGTAAATAACTTAGAAGCACAATATAAAAGCAAGCTAAATAAAGTCTTTAATGATGCTATGCAAAGTAATGAAGGTTGGCAAGCATACGCAACTAAAGAGTCTACAATTAACGAACTCCAACAATACAATCAGGAGTATCAAAATCAAAGATTGCTTTTGGATGCTGAAAAGGATTATCTTGAAGGTAATGTTGCAAGGTTAAATAATCTTGAAACATATTTAAAACAAAAACAGATTACTGATAATGACTTTATCTGGGGAGAAGATGATGAAGGTAATGTTCAAATTGGAATTGACACTCCTGCAGGCAAAATAATGACAGCTGGTGCATTAAAAAATTATAATGCAACTAAACCTTACCAATTAGGTTTTATGGAATATACGGCACCGGCCTTTGAAGAATTGGATGATTTGCTTAAAAGAAAACTTGATGAAGCAGCTGAAAATAGTGCTTATACAGAAGTAACCCAAACACAAGGAGATAAGGCTATAAGACAAAGGAATTATGTCAGTAATAAACCTCAACTTGAAATGGGTTGGCAATCCTTTATGAATGCATTACCAGGAGATCAGGCTTTAACAAGAGCTTATAATATACGAAAGTATATCTATGACAAGCAACTTGAAGGATTAAGTGATGAAGATCGTGAAAAGGCTCCTTCATTCCAGGAGTATATGATGGCTCCGGAAATCAATAAAAGAATTCCATTAAAAGATCAATTAGCTATTTCAGAAGCAACAGGTGAAACAGCAAGTAATAAAGATCAGTATCCTGATATTCCTACAAACTTTTTTATGAATGTTCTTTATGGAATGGACAGGATGTTGTCAACGGATCCTAATAGCGTAATGTTTGATGCTACTGAAAGAAAAAACATTGCTCAGTATATTCCAGCATTTAAAGATAATGATGTTGTTAAGCCTTATTTAACAGAGTTTGATACAGCTTTAAGTGAAGTAATGAGTGGAGAAGCAATTACTTCAGATAATGAAGATCTCACTGAAATTCTTGCAAGTGGATTAAAAGAAAGTTTACCTAAGTTAAGATTTGATCCCAGGACTGAAAGAGGAAAAGATGAACTTGATATGTATATGCAGGAGTTTAGAAATGAATACCTCTATACTGTATTAACTGATGCTCAATTAAAAGAAGTAGCAAATGAAATATATGAAATTCCGGAAGTAAGAGAGCGAGAAGAAGAAGAGGGTTATGGAGCTGATTATGGTGTTGGTAAAGCATTACAAAGAACAGGTGAAACGGTATTAGAATCATTATACCTTAAGCCAAAATCTCCTACTAAAGATGAAGCTAAAAAGAAAAGCGATCTTTACAAATTGGTTAATGATCCAAACCTTACAAATTTTGAATTTAAAAATATTATACGATACGGAACCGTAACAACGGCTTATGATTTTGAAAACGAAGAATTTGAAAAAAGTAGTCTTTATATGAAAACCCCAACTGACAGGGTGTTATTTCTTGGTAATTATATTGACCCTACAGAACTATATGATCCAGAAGAAGGAGTTGAACCAGTATTTTATGAAACCGGTGGAAAGATATATGCTGATATGCCATGGACATTAGAAGGTGGTACTGAAACAAAAGGTAATCCTGGTGCTAGGGTAAGGATGATGGTTTTAGATACTAAAGAAAATAGGAAAAAGATTAAGTTTACATTACCAGACAGTAAGAATGATATGATTACACGCACATTAAAGGAAACTGATGATGAAAGATTTCCGGATATGAATGTGCAGTCCATTACTTTAACAAAAGAATTTCTCAGTAGAAATCCTGATTTAATGAGTCGTGGTTACAAGGCAGGTGATGATGTTCTTGTATTAGGAGTAGACACAAGATATAATCAAATAGTAACAGATGCATTACAGGAAATATCTCCAAGCCAAAGAACATTTGGATTATTACCAGAAATAGAAGATTACCTTAAAAGAATGGGAATAAACATTGTTATGCATCAAGGGTTTGATTATGCCCCAAAATAATCTCACAAGGCAAAGCCTATCACATATCCAGCAAAGCTGTAGATCTACCATAGATCGTTTTTAAGAGTACTTTATAATAATTAGGTACTTTCACATCAAAGATATTTATAATAGCTTAAATCAATTATATTATGGCACTAGAAGAAACAAAAGGACAGGAGCAAATAACCCAGCAAGTAGATAATGGTAAAAGAAGAAGATTAAATTTTGCCAGGTCGGTACATGCAGGTGGAAGTTTAGCTGATATTTATGAAGCCTCACTTGAATCAGGTTTAGAACCAGAGATGCCAACATTTGAGGACTTTTCCCAATCTTTTCCAGAAATTCCTGAAGAACAAAGAATGCCTTTGTATGAAAGAGCAAATCAAATGTTTGATCTTTACAATACAATTGAAAAACAAACTTTACAAACTTCCGGATATCGCTTTCCTGATACTGAATATTTCAAAGGAGATCAGTATAAAAAAGATCTTTTAGCTGAAAGGTCAAAAAGGAATGAAGTAATTCTTGATGATCGGTTTTTCCATACAACAAGTGGAAAAAGATTTGAATTATATTCAATGGATGAAGAAGCAACTTCTAAAGGATTTTTTGAAGATAAAAACGGAAACCTTAAACCATTGGCTCTGGAAAAGTATGCTGATAATAACTTAATGTTACAAATGACTCCTAATGGTAAAACCTATTGGAAAGAAGCAGGTGACAATGAATTTATTCCACCTGATCTTATTAAAGGATATTTTGGTGACAGGGTACTTGAAACTAAAAGTGGTTGGGATAGTATTGCAAGAGGTTTATGGAGTGGCTCTGCTCCAATTGTTGCAAAAGGAATTGGTACTGCCGCTGGTGTCATTGGTAGTTTAAAAGATCAACTATTTGGATGGGAAGGTAAACCAGAAGATAGGGGATATTATAAGTTTAATGCTGATATGCAGAATTGGGCCAATATGCATTCAACAAAAAACTATGATGAAATGAATAGTATGTTTAATGACTGGAATGCAGCATTACATACTGTATCAAATGGTGTTACTCAGCTATTAGGAATTATAGCTGCCGGTGCTGTACTTGGAGGCGTAGGTGGAGGTGCTGCCAGGTTGTTTGGTGCTAATTTACCAGCCTGGGTTCCATTTCAAGGATCATTATTACTTGGTGACTTTGAAGCTGCTGCAGGAGTACAGGATGAGTTAATGAGACAAGGAGTTGATTTCCATAGATCATCTTGGTATCTTCTACCTTATATGGCCGCAACCCATGTTTCAGAAATGACATTTGGTGGACTTGCTGAAAGAGCTGGTGGTGATATGGTTTTAAGGCAACTAGGAAGAAACAAGTTTACCAATGAAACAATTACTAAAACTGTAAATGATGTTGTTGGAGAAGCTGTAGCTACTACAGGAAAAGCATTAAGAAAAATGTCTGTTGCTGAACAAAAAACTGTAGTTGGTAAAGTATGGACAACACTTCAAAATGCCAGGTTTGCTGCAATTGAATCTCAAATGTCTGCTGCTGCATCTAAGAGTGCAGGTAAAAGATTTCTTTCCGGACTTAACAGGACAACCATAGCATCATTTACTGAAGGTGTGGAAGAGATTGAAGAAGCAGTAATGCATCGTTGGCTAAATATGTGGGTTAATGGTAGAGAGGCTGTAATAGGTGAAAGATATGTAAACCTTCATGAAAACTATAATTATATCCCAAATAATCCTGATGATCCTACGCTTGGTTATAAAAGGATAAGCAAAACAAATCCTACTGATGTTACTGATGTTACTTACAGAGAATATGAGGAACATGAGAAAAACATGAATCATTTTAATGATGTACTGGCCGGAAAGAAAACACTTGACACTACATTCAGTATTGAAGAAGGAGTGGCCGCTTTCCTTTCTACATTTATAACATTTGGGATTGGTAATGGTACCGGGATTATGTCACCTCCACAGCATAAAGACAAAGCTCTTTATGATATGGCAAAGTTTGTCCTAAAAAATCCACAAGCAAATACTAAAGCAATAAGATCTCAAATTGATAAGCTTGTTAAAATGGGTGCCTTTACTGGAATAAAAGAGGATACTGCAAAACATATTGATATGTTTATGGAAGATCTGAATTTCTCAGTAGAGTTATTAAAGAAAATCAAGAATGATAAAACTGTACATGATGCCTTAAGAGGAAATGATTCTTTAATAAAAAGAACATTCATGGCTTATAGAGAGATTGAAAGAAGCAATCAGGCTATATCCAACCTTAATGGAGTAATGAATGAGCTTGGTGATAATGCACTGGAAGCAGACAATGAAGCCCTTGGTCTTAAAAAAGGAGATAAGGCCGCTGATATACAAAAACGAATTGAAGCAGAAGAAAAACTTTTGAAAGTTAGCCAGGATAATCTTAACTGGATAACTACTCCACAATCAAAAATGGCTCTTTCATTTGATGATAAAGGTAAACCAGTAAGAACTGTTACTGATGAACAGGTTAAATATGGCAGTCCTTTAAAAGTTAAAAAGACAAGTGGTGCTTATACCGATATGATGTTTAATTCACTTGCATTAAATTATCAGCTTAATCAAATGGCTGAAAAAGAAGCAAGGAAGAGATTAGGACTTAAAGAAGGTGTTAAATCAAGTGCGTTAACAAAAGAGATAGATAAAATATTACCCGGAATTTATTCAAGGGTAAAAATGGCTGATGTTAATTTATATCAGATGTTTAGTGGTGTAAGAGATAATTTCCTTTCAGCTTTAAACAAATATGCCAATTTACAAGATCAGGAAGCTGCAGATCTAAAAACTGTACTTGAAGAAACTTTCTTAAGACTTGGGAATAAGGAGTCTGTTGAAAAAGGTGCAATGAACAGAATTGATACATTGCTTAAGCCTATAAAAGATATTATTGCTGGTGTAGAAAAAGGAACTAATCTTTATGATAATCCTGATCTTACTTATGATGTTGTTGCTGCAATGGGAAACCTTCAAGCAGGATTGGGAGAAATCAAAAAACTTGCTGGTATCCTTGAACCTACTTCTGAAACCGCACAACAAATTGGAAGTTACCTATCAAATATTGATCAACTTGGAAATCAGTTAAATCAAAATCTTACAGAAAGTGCTATTAATGCTGGTATGGAAGATCAGCTTACAGCATTAACCGGTGCTACTGATGAAATCAGATTAATGCTTAATCAACCTGTAGAAGGAGGATCCACTGCTTTTACAAATCCTACCGATGATGATAAACTAGCTGCATTATATCTCATGCTGGATAGAAGAATGGCCATAGAATCAGCATATCAAACAGCAATTAAACAAGACGTAGCAAGCATTGGTATTCCACATAAGGTTTTACAGACGATTGTAGACCTATACAGGAACGATCTTGAATCATTAAAGACCTATATTGAATCTAATGTGAACTTCGTTCAGGGAAGCCTGGAAGCTACAGAAGATAATTCTCAGCACAGTCCTCTTCTTGATAATGATAATGCAAGGTTAAATAAAGGTATTCTTGATAAGTTTGGTGATTTTATTAAAGAGCAAGAGGAAAAGATTGAGATCATCAATGAAAAATTAAGTGACTTAGCCGGTAATAAATCAATTAATAATTTCAAGGTAGAATCATCTTATATTAATATTGATCATGAGATGTTACTTACCTGGTTAAAATTCTTTACTCCTGAAATTGGATTTGAAGGATCAAAAGAGTTGCTGACATTACTGGAAGCCGGTAAGTCTAAAATTCAAACAATACTTGATAGTGATCTTGGTAATGGTGAAAAAGTAAAAAGCATTGATAATCTACTTCAATATTATCTAAAAGCTGAAGCAGAAGAAAAAGGTAAGATTGAAATAAAACTTCATGAAATAGAAAAAGCCATTATTGAGACAAAAGAATCTTTATCCGGAAAACTTGATGCAATGATTACCTGGTTTAATAAAAAAGCCGGGAATTTATATTTATTGGGTGATCCACTAGATACTGATGCTCTTGTTGATAGAAAGTTATCTACTCTAAAAGAAAGAACAGAAGAATATAATAATGGTCTATTGACTACTAAAACATGGGCAGACTCATTTCATTATTTCTTTAATGGTTCCGGAAACTCAATAAGTAATATTCAAATGAAGAGGTTTTTCTTTCAGCATACGATTAATACTTTAAATGAAGTTAATCAGTATGGTCAGAATGAAACTCCCTCTATAATGGATGTCATTCAGGTTGCCAGGGATATTGTGAAAGAAACTCCAATGGGTGATAATGTAAATACCTATGAACAGGAAAGAATGTTGATTACTATTATTGGATTTTTGTTCTCTCCTTCCAACCAGTTTCTCAAAGATGGAGTTACTCAAAAAACAATACAAAAATCAGTACATCATATTATAGATAATGTTCTTTTTGCAAAAGGATATGGTGGTACCGGTAAATCTACATTGGTTGTTTTAAATACAATAAAAGCCTTTAATAGATTAAATGATAATAAAAAACTTAATGTTACTGTAATTGTTCCAAGTGAAGATCTTATTCAAACTTATGAAGAGAATTTAGAAGGTACTGAAAAAATAGTAGGTGTTGAATATAAATTACTCCATGAAGTATTGGGTAAAGGAGAAGTATCTTCCCAGGATATTGTTTTTGTAGATGAAGCAACAGTTATTCCTACAAGTCAAAGAGAAAGAGTTTCAGAGCTAGTTAAAGCAAGCAATTCAAACTGGATCTTTTTAGGAGATGATGTACAAACAACTGCTTTTAAAGATGTAAGCATTGATCCTGAAACAAAAGAAAGAACAATTTTTAATGTAAACAAAGAAGAGTATCTTTTAAATACAATGGCCCGGTTTACACTTCCATTAACAGAAGTATTTCGTGCCAGATATCTTCAGTTTTCACAATTGCAAGATGCAGTAAGAGGTGCTAAATATCATTTTTCAAGTGACTCAATTAATGAGTTTTTAGATTTTAATCTTGCTTCTTTTAAAATAAAACAGGACAATACAGGTAAAATTGGTATTCAATTCTTTTCAAATCAAGTAGAGGATCCTGCAGAAAATAGGTTGATACAAGAATTTATTGATTTTAATGAAAAATATCCTGAACAAGGAAAAGATTCTGTTTTAATATTTCTTACTAATGAAGATCTTGAAAATGCTTTAAATAGAAATGAAGCATTAAGAGAAAAACATTCAGGTCAATTAAAAACTGTAGAGTATGATTTAATAGGATTAATAGACAATCCTAAAAAAGCAAACAGGTTGGTTTCTGGATTACAAGCCGATGCAGCTTTTGTAGCTATTGATTTTAAAAAACACAAATTATTTAATTCAAGTAACCCTGCTGAAAGAGTAGATAAAAAAATGTTATTAAGATCATTCTTGGTTGCTACATCAAGACAGAAATCTTACTTGGCACTACCAGGAGATCCTAAGAACTCAAAACCAATTGAACAGGAACTTGCTGATAGCGAAATAGCAACTTATGATGGTAATTTAGAATTTGCAGAATTACATAAAGAATATCTTGTTGGAGAAGATGGAAATGGTGGACGTTATAGCTATTTATTAGCTGGTAGAGAAGATAAGCCCGGAATGAAACCCTCTAAGACTTCAGCAGACGATCAGGAAGAGGCGTTTGATAAAACTTTAATGTTGGATACCACAGGAGATGATAACGCTGCTCAGAAAGTCCATAAAGAGACTAAAGAGTTTATTGCAAAACTTAAAAAGAATCGGGCCAGGGGAACAAGGTTAAGTGATTTGTTTTGGGAAATTGAGGATACTCTAAAAGATCAGAATAAATTAACAGAAAACGAATTACTTTCTATTATCAATAACGAAGAAGCTACAGAATCAGAAAGAGAATCTGCAACCCAGATATTATCTAATAAAAAGTTTCATAAGCTTTTTAACATAGCAACCAATTATGTATTGATTGAGGCTAATAATCCAAAAAGTAAAAAACTATTGGCATTAAAGACTGAAGGGGAATCTATTTATCAGTTTCTTAATGACAGATTATCCTATCAGTATTCCGATCCGGAAGCTTTATTTGAAAGTCTTGTTAAAGTAATTTCTCTTGAACCAGATATTTCACTTGCAGCAAGAAACAATCTTGCTATACCGGCTCCATTCTTAGTAGCTAATGTTGATGGAAATACATTTGTTTCTCAACCAAACCTTATTAATATTGTAGGATATACAACAATTAACAACCAGGTAATTCCAATTGCAGATCTTCATATTTTCCATTACAGAAATAACAATAAAGTATTTCCATCTGATTTACTTCATATTGGAGGACAATTAGCCTTAATGTTACAGAGTGGAATGAAAATCAATAATGTTTCTGTTCACAATTTTAATATTAACTGGAAAGAAAAGCCATTAACCACAAGACATCTTGAAAGAATAACACTAACAGAAGATCAAATTATTGGTGCTTTAAATGAAGCAAATATAGAACTTGGAATAAAGGGAACATTTGCTCAAAATGATGAAGAGAATGAGTTCATATTTGACAGGACAGCTTTAACATCAGAAACAGAATTTGGTGCACAAGAAAGGATTCTCTCTCAATACAAAGAGGTAATGCCAGGTTTGCTTTATGTTAAAGATGGGAAAAAAGCCACAGTGCATAGCATTACTACTCAAATAGTAAATGGTAAAAGAGTAGTTATGGTAAGGCTTGATAGTAAAACTAAAATTCCTTATGAAGAATTTAAGCAAAAGTACATTACCGATTCAGCTGAAGGTAACCTAACAATATATAATTCCTCAGCTAATAAATTTGCTGATCATAATTTGATGTATGCAACATCTATGATTAGTGTCATGGATTCGGATATGCAAGAACTCCTTGTCCCCTCCATTAATTTCTTTGAAATAACCGGGCCTAACAGAAATGAATTATTGAAGTTTAGACAAATAATGATAAGTGGACTTAATACACAAGTCCATAGTTTTAAACTGGTACTTCATTCAGAACCTATTAATGGTATAGCTGTAGATAAGAAAGATGATAATATTGTTGAGAAAAATGTGTCATTTGGTAATCCAAAAGCATTCCAATATCCTGTATCAATCCAGTTTAATTCAGATAAAGCAATACAATCTACCATAGACAAAGTAAAAGGATTAAAAGATCAACTTACTATTCTTAAAGAAAAAGCAAATCTTACTAAAATGGATGATGTAGCTGCTTTTAAAAAGATGGGTCTTGATAAAATTGGATTTCTTGGTGAAGTTGAATATGATTATCATAGAAGTCTTTCTAAAACAGAATTTGTAGAACAGGCAAATAAATATGTTACTTCTGAAAAAATGACTTCAGAAGAAGCTAAAAAAATACTTGGTGATATATTTGAAAATGCATTCCCACTAACAGAAGAACAACGTGACGATGAAATAGCTAAATCAAGTA